AGCGAACCCTTGTGCAGTCTTGTCACCAAACAGAACTACGCCTTGACCAGGGAACGAAACGATGGGGTTAACCCGTGCAGCGTACAGTTTGTCACGCTGAGTTTTGTTCGGGGAATATGCCAGTTTGATTGCATTTCTCATAACACCGCGAGCGAAACCTGCGGGAGAGAACCAGGGGTCAGCAACGTTACCAGTCTCAAGGCAGAGACCTGCAATGTCACCGTTGCAAGGTACATAACGATAGACATCATTGTACTTATCGTAGATGTACTTGTAACCAGCATCGAATACACCGTAAGAAGTACCAGGCAGAGCATCGAAGAATTCGACAATCTTATTGGTGATTTCGGTGGTATCGGTACGACCGATGATGTTGCTTCTCATCGGAGAAACAAATGCCAGACAATCCTTACGTGCCGAAGCAATGTTCAGAACGATGTTTGCCTTAGCAGCTGCCGAGGAGTTATCAGCACCAGAAGGACCACACAGAATGAAGTCAACGTTCTGGGACTCAGGGTCGGCAATCAGGTCATATGCTGTCGAGAAGTTTGCAGTGGTGTTGCTTACAGTATCAGCACCGCCACCAAACTCATACTTGACAGTTGCAGAGTTCCAGGAATCAAGCATCCGAGCACCAGTAACATCGATGTTAATACCATTGGCATTACGGAGGATGTTGAAGGTTCTGTTTGCTGCAGCTTCGCCCCACTGACCAGCGGTCAGGGTAGCACCAACTTGCATAACAGCTGTTTCATGAGAACCCTGATAAAGGTATGCAGACTTCTCCTTCAGAACACGAGCGTAGTAGTTATCTTCGCCAATCGTGGTTTTAGCATCGAGTGCTTTCGATACGCCGAGGAACTTCTCAAGGAGAGTACCAGGAGTACCTGTCAGTTTACCATCGAAGTCAACGACCAGGATGTGCAGTTCGTCATCAACGCCACCCTTTTGCTCAACAAAACGAGTAGTGCCAGGACGAGCAGCAACAGTTGCCCAACGAGCGCCAGGTGCATACTCTCTGGTGTCGTACTCGCTAACGATTGTGGCGATTGCGACGATGTTAGCAGCGGTCAGAGGAGTAACTGCATCAATCTGGTCATCCGTCAGGGTGTCGCTAACAGCAAAGTTGCCAGTGGAAGCATCATCCTGCTTGATATACAGAATACGCTCAACACCTGTGATGGTTGCAGAAGCAGATACAACGTTAGACAGAGACTGACTAATAACGTCAGTTGCTTCGATAACGTGTGCAAAGGGGTGAACTGCCTGAGCAGCAGAAGTGTCGAAGAAGACTTCCAACTTCTTATTAGCAGCATCATACGAACGAACGCTGATGCCAGTGAAGTCACTAGAACCATCATTGACGTTTGTCTCGTCGATGCTGGCATCTCCAGTAACTTTGAATGTACCAACAACACTATCCAGAGTCAGGATAACGCTATACTTATATACCTTACCAGTTGCAGTAGTACCACCAGAACCAGATGCTGTAAGCTCATGGTCCAGGGGGAACAGAGGTTCTGCGGTTACGGTTGCGTCAGGAGTGACGTGTGCTTTCCAATCGGGACCAGCATCGGTAACATAAACGCGAACGCTATTGCCATAGGTTCCAGGAGTTCTTACTGCATACTCCCATGCGTTTGTGTTACTGGTTTCATATGTGGTCTCATACTCTTGCAGGTTTTTAATCTTAACTGCGTTACCTGCACCAGCGTTTGCTGCTGCATCATAAGCACTGATAGCATTCTTCAAAGAAGTTGCATCAGTACGAATGGTTTTAAGAGTACCACCATAGCTCAGAAACTGAGCAGCGGTGAACCATGCTTCATAGTTGTCATTATTTGGTTTGCCAAATTTCGCAACAAGATTCCTCTCATTGGAAATTTCAACGATTTCTTCTACAGGTCCGCGTTCAAACGGGGCGGCGAGAGCACCGACATTTGCTACAGCAGCGGTAGATACTGTAGTGAAATCCCTTTCCTGAACGACTACACCTGGCGATAGTTGCGAAACTGCCATGTTACTTTTTCTCCTACAATTTGTTG